CATAGGTTGTACTTATTAAATCATCTGGGAAATGATAACATAACGACTCATTATAATCATCCCAACTAATTCTTTCTTGTGATTTAATAATATCCTCTCTGTTTCTTTTAATAAAAACTACAAGTATGTCTGGTCTTCCAAAAAAGTGCATTACTGATGACATTGCAGGTGCATGAAATACTTTAGGTTTTCCATTAAACTTTTCTATAAACTTAAATAAATTTAATGTTCCGAAGTCTTTTTCGTCTATATACTCATGTCCAGTATCATTGGATATGCATTTAGCCCCTATTCTAGTTCCCGCTCTTTGACATCCAGTTACAATTATAAAGTTATACTTTTTTAATTGCTCAAACATCTTTTTTCTCTCTTAATAACTCCTTATAATCTTCTACTTGGTTTTTGATTTCCATGTATGCCTTCCCTTTTTCTATAAAAACCCTTGCAACATAATCAAATTCCTTTAATTCTGGTGTGTGTTTTTCAATGAACGGTGTAGTTTTGTCTTTTAGCCTATTCATTTTATAGCCTAGTTTTTGTTGGTCTTTTTGCAGTTTCTCTACTTGTTTTTGTAGTTCCCTAGCTTTAGTTAAGACCAAACCACGTTCTTCTAGAACCTTAACTAATTTAGAGTCTTTAATTTCAATTTTTTTCATAAATGTATTCATTATTTTTTAAATTGTAAGTAGCTTTAAATTTTTTACCTTTAATAACTATATTTTTTACATTTAATTCTTCAGCCATTATTTTATAATATGGCTTGTTTTCTTCTGTTAATGGTATTATGTCCATATTTTTTTATATGCTTCATCCCATAAATGAGCCTTATTTTCTATATTATAGTTTTCCAATATATAATCTTTTGCCTTAACCCCCATAAACCTTCTTCTATCAGGATAATCTATTAATGATTCAATTTGTTTCATCCAGTCTTTATTATCTTTTACTAATAGTCCAGTATCTCCATGCACTATTTCCTCATAAGGTGCTCCATTATAAGATTGAGCTATTACAGGGATTTCACACATACCAGCCTCTAAAAACTTTATATTAGACTTACATCTATTAAAGTAATTATCCCTTCTTGGTATAAGCATAAAATCTAGTCTAGCGTTATTAAGATATGACGGATAATCTGCTATATGACACCAGGGTATTTGTTCTATGTTTAAACTATCCCAAAATAGATATTCATTTTCAAAATGTTTAGTTACTTCTGGGTTTTTCTTTCTATGTTCTTTATCGCCTAAGCCAAACATTACAAGTTGCACATCTGGTCTATTGCTTAATTCTTTTAATTCCTCTCTTATATGAGAATAATCATAAGAATAACTTACTGAACCAACTACACCTATTCTCACTTTCTTACCATCATTTCTTAGTGGTTCTTCCCAGTCCATAGGGTCAACACAATTAGGTAAAACAACTACATTATCGTTTATCTTTTTATACTCCTCTTTTAACACATTGTTAGTAGTTGTCATCAGGTCTGCTTCTTTGGCAATAGTATCAAAATATCTATCTCTATTCTCTAGTTCAACCTTCATTGCATCACAAGTCCAAGTAGCTAACGGATGATTATCTGATATTTTAAAAGTATCATCATTATCTATTACAATTTTTTTACCATTATCTTTAAGCTGTTTAATAAGATTTAGGTACTGTTCATTCTCTGGTCTGTGAAATACCACCACATCAGCACTATTTAAAAACGTGCTTAACATCTTTTCATCCCTACATCTTTTAGCCCTAACTGATGTTCTGTCTGTTAAATATCCGTTAGCAAAAGCTGGTAATAATATTCTTACATAACAACATCCAACGTTTGCTGAATTAAACATAAATACATTCATATATATCTTTTAATTTTTTGATTTAATTTAGCATTGTCTATCGCTTTTTTGTGGGCTTTTCTTTGCTCCAATTGCTCCCACGTTGGGGCTTTTAATTTTTGATAGACGGCTATCTTCGATTCTTTCTCCATTGTTTGGGTTAATTAATATTCTTTCTCTTTTTAAATTTTTATAATCTATTGTTACTCCCATATTTTTTTAAAATATTTTATAAATTATTGAAGCCTTATTTGGCTCTCTTTTTTTATTTCTAAAAGCTTTAAATTCATACCACTTATCTTCTGTTATGTTTTTATCATCTATTATATCCATGTTCATATTGTGTTCAATTTTAAGGTTCACATGACTTGGGTATGACCTAGCCTTTGCTAGTGTAGTGTTTATTGTTTTTTTTATTGATTCTTTCATATTGTTTCCAAACCCGAGGGATAACCCCCGAGAACAATTAATTTGTTAAATGCTGTTTAAGCGTCAGCAGTTTTAATCCATACACCAGAAGTGTCTCTGTTTTCAACTACACCGTATAATACGTCAGCAGTAGTTAAATAACCAAGATATTCAGGAATATAGTTAGTTTGTACTCTCATAACTGTAGATGCGTGAACAATAGCGTCCTTATGAGCAAATGCAGAATTAGCAGAACCATTAGTTGCACCAATTCTTTCACTCATAATTACAGGGAATCCATATAGATAACCAACATGTCCTTTTAGAACTGGGTCAGCACCTGCTGTATTTTGAGTTAATGTAAATTTTTCAATAGCCATTAAATCACTCCATACTTGTTTTGGAGTAAGGAAAAAGGCTCTGTCTTCTTGTGGAGCTTTTGCTTCATCTAAGTATTGGATAGCACTTCTAACATTAGAATCTGCTAATGCTGCAGCAGAAGTACCAACAGTTTGTGAGAAACTTGGGAATAATGCTAAAATAGCGTCTTCATAAGCTGCAGCAGCGGTATATGATGCATTCATAGCATATTTCTCCTGAATATTGTAAGAATGTTTTACAATTTCAGTTTCTCTGTCTTCAATCATGAAAGAAACTTCTTTCCATGTATTAACTGTTAAGTCAACTTTTGTTTCTGTTGGGTTGTTTAGAGTAACAGCAGTAGCGTTTGATTTAGTGTGAGCTGTCATCTCTGTTAGGTTTGGTAAGTGAACTACATCACCACCACCTGCTAAATCAGGAGATAAGTCTGTAAAAAATGCAGCAGCTTTTAAATTATCTCTATAAAAGTTATTCATTTTTTCAGACCAGATTTCTGGAATCAGCACATCTAGAGTTGTTGAACTCTCTGTCGCTGTAGGAAATGTTCCTGTTGCCATATTAGTTTATATGCACCCAATATAGTCTATCCGTTTAAGCCAGCTATTTTCTTTTTAGTCCATTCAATATGTTCTTCTCTTGTCATCTTACTTACGGGCTTTTCTTCATGCCCCTTGATACTACCTCCCTTTGAAACACCAATTTGATTAGCTTTAATTTGAGCTTCTTTCTTTCTAGCCTCCTGTTTAGCCTTAAAATAAGGGTCTTCAACAGCAGCTAAAATAGAAATTCCTTCTAATTTAGCTATCTTACTAGCAACTTCAAAATCTTCTTCTGAATGACCTTTTGCAAAGAAAATTGCTTCCTCCCTGGTTAAACTACCTTGGTCTGCTTTAGTTTTTAAAGGTTCTTCGGATTTCTCCTCAGTTGCTTGAAGTTTTTTGTCTTTCCTTTCTGCTATTGCCTTATATTTTAAGGCTTCAGCTTTCCAGTCTTTGGAGTCTTCATCTCCTTGTGTTTCCTCGACTTGTTCAGCGTCGGTTGCTGTTGTTTGTTCTAGATTTTCATCTTGAACTTGTTCATTGTTTCCCATAGGTTTTGTCCTAGTTAGTTTATAAAACAGTTTTTACCGAGGTTTACTGTCCTCGCAATATATTAATTTCTTAATATTAATTCTTATCAATATGTTCGTACCATTCTGCACACCATGAAATTGTATTTGAAGCCGCTGTACTTGTTATTCTTACTAAATAAGCTGTGTTTCTTTTTAATACTAATTCCCTATTCCTTTCAGCAAATCCAGCGGTTCTACCAGCACCAGCAACATATCCACTTGCTCTTGTGCCATCACTTGTAATACTCGCTGGGTCTTTTACTAATGTAACAGTTGATGTATGACTTGAATTTCTATTATTGTTTCTTGGTGTTATTGATGTGCCACCAGAAACTCCAGTAGTTCCTTCGTACAAATCAATTAAAGCTCCAGTTGAACTAAATACTAGAAATGCTAAATGTGGCCATTCTGTTGTGTCTGGAACTGTCATTACAAATTCTATTGTTCCATTTAAGCCAACTCCTGTTTGATAATCGCAATAATTAAAATGACTTCCGCTATGTATTTCGTGATGTTCATATTCTATGGTTTGTAATGTTTCTGTAGAATCATCTACACTAGCTGGTATTCCTCCTTCGTCAAACAATGTAACATTTAACTGGCTATTACTATTTGAGCTAATTCCTGATTCTAATTCCTCTATACTAATTTTTTGGTTTCCACTATTTGTTACTAATACGTTTTTAAATGTTCCATCTGGTGCTAATCCAGTTGATACAGCCTTAACTAATTCTGCATCATCTTCTCCAACTATAGAGTCTTGTATTCTATGAGAACTAGGTTTAACATAATAAGGTTTCAACTGTGTCTGCAATCTTAAATATGTTTGGTCTGAACCACCATTAGTATAAACAACTCTCATATATCTCTCACATACCTGGAAACTAAATGTTTTTGCTACACCAGCTGGTATTGTATAAGCATCTGTACAATCCCAATTAGTACCATCTGAACTAAATTGTATACTTAAACCATTAGTAGCACTAGCTACGTCTGATTTAAGAGTAACAATAATAACACCAAAATTTAATGTATCTTCTGAAGTTCCAGTAAAAACACCGTCTGCTGATAATGGTGTGCTTGTACTATTGTCTGTGCTTACATGACCTGGGGAAATTGTTACTAAACCATTATGTCCATCACAAGTTATTACGTCAGCTACAGTTTCATCTCCACCTACAACTTGAGTTTTTTGACTTCCGTCTACTTGTGCATCTGCTGTAGCTGGGTTTATAGCAACCCCTATTGAATTTTTTATGCCAATAGGGTCTAAGTTGTCTGGTAAATTATTAATAGCTTCTACAATTGGTGTAGAATTACTTGTAGCAACACCACTCATAGCTGATATTTGGTCATCTGGTAATATGGTTCTTATTCTATCATTATCAACTAACTTTGGGTCTAAATTAACATCCACTACTCCTACTGAAAATTCTTTATCTCTAATTTCTTCCAATACACCACTTAAGCTTTCTCTGTCTGATGTAGCCTCTATAAGTCTTACTAATAAGTCTGAAGTATCTTTTATTTGTTGTGGCTCTGGTATTTTAATGTTCTTAATAGCTGTTTCAACCTTAGATAATGCTTGCACTACATCCTTTTTATCTTTAGTGCTTTTAAATAGTGTAGCTAATTGACCTAAATCATTTTTAACTACTACTTCTTTATCAAAATTCTTTATTTCCTCCTTTAATGTAGATATAATACCTTCTAGTCCGTCTTTTAAATCACCAGTTATTGCTTCTGGGTTTTTAATATTTACAGATTCTGCCACCTCTTGGCTTTCAATAGCCCTCTGAACACCCTTTAAATCGCCAGAAATTGCTTTCTCTGCGTTTTTTATAGCTTTTTGTATATTATCCCCACTTTTTTCTACTGCTTGCGTATTATCCTCTATTTCAAGTCTAACTTTATCACTCTTTTTTGCCATTATTTCTACTGCATCACCAGCTATAGACCTTAAATGTTCTTTGGCTTTTATAAATATTTCATTGACTGTTGCCATATTATTTATATCTTATATTATTATTATCAACTCCTCCACCTGCTAACTTAATCCTGTTTAATAACCCCCTAATCTTTTTAGAGGCTTTTACATTAGCTAGATGTATTATTTTATATTCTTTTGATGGTATGCTTTCATCTATATCGTCTATTAATTCTAATTCATTATCAAACATTTCTTCTATTTCTTTCCATCCTTTTGTTTGTATTGTACTTTTAATATATTCACTCATAACTCTATTACTTTAATTTCTCCTTCTTTTAATGATTTATCCCATTTAACAGGGATTCCATACCACCTACCATTTGAAGTAGCTTTACCGTTATCTAAATTAAACTCACCTAAATTATGAGCTACCCCATGTCTAGGGCTTATTGGTTCATTATCGACAATAAAGTGTCTAATTTTTGTTAATGTTTTCATGTTTCCAAACCTTATATTAATTATTAAACTGCTGCCAACTGGCTTAATTTATCAGTAGTTGGTGGCTCTGGTAATTCTACACCCTGTGTTTGCTCTAGCTCTTGGATTTCTCCAGGTGATAACCTAAATGGAGGAATACCATTATTTGCCAATTTTTGTTGATATAAAGGAGTATTAACAATAGCTGGATTAGCACTCATATCTCCCAATGCTCCGTCTATTGCTGCATTCATAGTGTTCTTATCTACTGATTCTGCTGCTGGATTCATTTTAATACCGTACTTAAAATCAATCTTTATATTTTCCTGTCTTCCACCTCTTTCTAGTTCTGTCTGTATTCTAGCTCTTTCAGCTAATATATCTTCTTCAAAAATAATCATACTACCAGACTTAACCTTTTTCTTCATAAAGTCTTTAATTCCATCTTCTATCTTTATTTGGTCATATAACCTAATATCAATATCATCTTCCATGATGTCGATTAAGTCTTCTTTGTTAAATTTCTTTACTAGGTCTGGCAATATTTGTTCCTGTAGGATATAGCCCATCTTTTCAATGATGGATGTTTTAATATAATTAAATGTTGACACTGCCGCCCTTGTTGACACTGCCAAGCTTCTAAATGGAACACCACTTGGGGGTGTTTCTCCACTAATGGAATCGTTGATAAAGCATAGCTCATCAGCCTTGTTCTCAATTAGTTGAAGCTGGTTTATAAATGTTGAAATAAATCTGTTGTCCACTCCTAACTGTTGCATATCCTGACTATTAATTACCTGTCCTGTTTTTACTGCATCTAATATGTTACCTGTTGTATTTGGGTCTTGTGTTCTAAATAACAATAAAGAAGCAATTTCATTTGCCTTATCGTTATGGTTTACTAACTTATTACATTGTTCTTGTAATCCAAATAATCTCTCTACTACCCCCATTGCCAACCATCTTCCAGGAACTCTTTCACCATGAAAATCATAATAAGGAAATTCTTTAGGAAGTCCATCAGCATCTAGGTCTATTTCATCTTTCACTAATTCAACTTCCATATCTCCCTCACCTACACCTATCCAATGGTAATATTTAGCGTCATCATCATTTTCTTCTTTAAATTCTCCCCATCTTTCAACAACCTGAAACTTTTTATCATTTGATTCTGAATCATTATCCTCTCCGTCTCTAGCTTGTTTAGCTTTTTTAATAACCTCATCAGCCTGTTCTGACCATCTAGACCTTATCTGTGTTTCTGTCATGTAGTGCATTTCTACTACTGGGCTATCAATTATATTTTCTACTGTTGCATCAAATACTAGGTTTTGTAAGTCCACCTTATCAAGGTTAACATCTCCCCTATTGTCGTATGATTTTTTCCATACCATAGAGCCATAAGTTGCTATTCCATTAGAGGTATCATCTAAAGTTAATGCAAATCTTTCTTCCCTCATCCATTTTTTAAATCTTGCATTAGCTATAAAGGCTTTAAACCAATTAAATTTACCAATACCAATTAAATCAAAGTTCTTGGTATTAGCGTCTATTGATTTTGCGTACAAAGGAACTCTTGACCTTGATAATTGCCAAAATATAGCAGTTGGGTCAGGACAATCCCAAAACCTACCCTGCATATATTTATTTATTCTCCTAAGTGTGTTGTATTGACTAAATTGTCCACCTTCGGTTAGCTGTACTGTACCATTCTTAAACTCTCTTATTTCTTCATGGGCTAAAGCACCTATTGTAGTTAGTTTATTCTTTGACATATTGTTTTAGTCCAAACCTTTTATGTAAATCTTAATTTATTATTATCTCCAAAGTGTTGTGATGTTGCTGATAGTGGCTCATTGGTCATTAATGCATACCTTAGAGCATCAACAGCGTGGTCGTTTTCTTTAACTGGGTCTTCATTCTCATTCCTGTCAGGTTTCTTTTCTGGATAACTATATGTTTCAAGCTCCCAAATTAGATTTTCACAACTTCTGTGTATTTTAATTCTATTTTGTTTAAATAACTCTGTTACTACATTTATACCATTTTTTACACTACCTTTACGTTTGTTTACTTCTCTCATATATAGCCCTGCTCTTTTAAACTCTTCTATCTTTTCAGCGTCTTCTGGGTCAGGATAAATATAGTTATGTTCCATATTTTTTGACTGCTCTATTAGTTCGGGTGTTGTTTTCCCCTTTTTGTAATATTCTTCTAACACCCAATAACTTCTATCCCTATCTTTTCCTATTTTTAAAATACAAGCTGGGCTACGAAATCCAAAGTCTATTGCTAAAAAACTGTCTACAAACGTTGGTAACTGTCCTCCGTTTAATGTCTCTTCTGTAAATGTATGATAGTCTCTATTAAATACCTTATAAACCAATCCCTCTGTCTTTCTAAAGTCTGCCATATACTCTTGAGCAAATCTATCTTCTGTCATTTCTTCTTTTGCACTATCTATTTCTGCTTTAGACAAATGATAGTTATTATAACTGGTAAAATGAAATGATTTATAATCCTTGTTAGACTTTTCCATGTTATAAAGGTCATAGAAGTGGTTAAATCCTTTGGGTGTAGATATATAAAGTTCTTCGCCATGATAATCTGATAAAGTTGGTCTTAATACTTCTTGCTTCATTAGCCAAAAGTTTTTATATTTAGCTACCTCATCATATATATTAAAATCACTTTTCTTACCCCTCATCTTTTCTACATTTTCCCAACTTCTCAGCTTTATAAGACTCTTATCTCCGTTTATATTTCTAACAATAATCTCTAGTCTTTGTTCATTCTTATCAACTATTGCTGGTTTAAGTTCTTGTAGTAATGGATGCCACACCAACTCTCTTACATCATCATAGGTTTCAGCAAAATAGTTTACTCTACATTTAAACTCATCTCTACTAGAAACATGGGCTGCTTTTTTCTTATCTTCATCTGATATATTAAGACTGTTTATTCTACTCATTCTATCCTGTAATGACCTGCCTTTAATTTCTTCTACTGCCAATGTAGTCTTGCCTGCCCGACGCCCACAATTCACTACCCTGAAACGATGTGTATCTCTAGCTATTTCTGATTGAAATTTAGTTAGAAGCATGTATTTTTGCATGTTCTGATTGATTAGCTAATACCTTTAAATTCTCCAACCTATTATCAGACCTATTACTATTAATATGGTGTACAACCTTTTCATCTTTAACTCCCAATAAATATCTATGATATAAATATCTAATCCCATTTATATTTATTCTATAATACCCATCTTTTCTTTTGTGTATGCCACCACTCCAATTATGGCAATCACATCCTTTTAATCCCTTATTCCAAGCCACCCTACTTATTCCAAACATGGGATTATTTTCACCACTCAAATCTCTGTGTTTACTAGGGTTGTCTTTTATATTTTTATACTTCCTATGACAAGATTTGTTGCAAAAATATACCTTGCTTTTTTTAGCTCTACTCGGGAACATTTTAACATCTCCCCCACAATGGCTACATTTTTTAGTTACCATAATTTTTTGTTTACTACTCTAAACCTGTGAGTATCTTTAGCTATCTCCTTCTGTGCTTTGTGTAAGTTCATTTTTTTCAGCTATTTCTTTAGATATTTGAATTAATGGGTTCTTGGCATCATTAGCCATTATACTTGGCATATTCTTTACTACTACTGGCATTACCAGTTTGCTTATTCTTTCTATTTGTTTATCTGTTAAGTCCTCTAGGCTTCTAAGTGCTTTTACATATTTACCTATAGCTTTTTGAACCATAAGCTCTCGAAGTTCCTCGTCTTTTTTAGACCTTCTTCCTCCGCCCCTATTACCTAGTGCTGCTTTGTTTCCTTTTTCGAATGGCATAGTGTTTAAACTCTTTTTATTTATTTAATATTAGCAATAATCTCTACCCTTAAACCTAAAGTGTTAAGGGCTTGGAATGATATGCCGAACGCATATTTCGACTATTAAGTCGAAGAGCAGAGACTACTTGTTATAACATTCTTTACATTTCCAAATGTTTTCTCCTAAGTTGCTATACTTAGCTTGGTTGCTTATGTCTTTACCACAATCCTCACATTCAGCTATTTTTTTTAGTTCTGTGTTTTTAGGTAATGTTGATGATTTCATACTTTTGTTAAAGCTAAAAATACTATTAGTCCAAACATAAGTGATATTAATATAATTCTAGCAATCCTTAGCTCTAGTTTGCTTTCTAGTATTGATTTTGTTATCTTTTTCATAATAAAAAACACACTAAGATTAGCTCTTTAGTGCTTTATTAAGTGTCTATTAAAATAAGTTTGTAATATAAGCATAAGGACGTTTATATATTACTAATTACAATATACCACACATAAAAAATAAAGTCAACTGTTTAGTATTATGTATAGGCAATTAGTATAGCCTAGATAGTCAGTTTTATATATATAGTAAATTAGTATAATCATCATGATAACTATTGCAATGCTTTTATACATTGGTTGAAATGCTTCTGCCTTAAATCTAAGCACCATATCATTTATGCTTTCAAATATAACGAATATTAAACCTATTATTATTAAAATTTTAAGCATGGAATTGTAAGGGGGGATTATATACCCCCCATAGGTTAATAAAAAGGAACGAATGTTTGGTTAATTCTTTCAACGCCTTTAGCCTTCGCTTTGTGCATATTTATATCAATTAACCAATAACCAACCATAGCAGGAGTGCCAATTTTTTTCATAAAAGGGGTTTGGTCGCATAGGCAACCACCTTCTATACAATGAACATTTCTATATAAAAAATACATAGACTTGTGATTGTGACCATTGCAAAGTAGGTGTGGTTTATATCCACCAGTTATACTCTCTACATATTTTTGCAAACGGTAGGAAATCGCATATGCGGTGCCACCCCCTGAATGTCTTAGCCTAATCTTTAAGCCATTAGCCAGTTTCATGTCCTGCTCATCATACCCTATAAAGGTATAGTGTTTGCTTATCTTTTCAAGTTCCTCCCCAATTTTTAATCCTGCATTGTTTTTGGAATTAAACCAACCCCCATGAGAGTTTTGGGCTTCTATAGAATATACTGTGGTACGAAACTGACTAAATTGATTGGCAAAATATTTAAGCTGTTCCGTAGCTCCAATATAATCCAATTCGTAAATATGCCCTTCTCTACCAGACATACCCTCTATAGTATCGCCAGCATTAAGCCAAAATTCAACTCCAAATCTCCTGCCATCAATTATCATTTTGTGAAGAACATCAGGTCTATAGTCTTTGTGTCCAATATGAGCATCAGAGAATACGCCAAATCTTACATGTTTGTCAGGGAAATCTATCTTAACTCTATTGTACTTATGGATATTTACACTCTTTAATCCTTTAAGTACGTTGTCAATTTCCCTTGTGGTTAGTTTTCTTTTTTTAAATGCTTTTAAAAGTGCCTCATCTCTTTTACTTAACTTACTCATACTGCACCTCCTTATTGGTGGTTATATATATAAAATTAACCTTTCGGCTAATATATTTTTAAATTTATGGCAGTTTTAAGGAGAAACTGCCAAACCTTGTTAGTTTTTCCTACGATTTAAAGAAGGGAATCTGTACGAGTTAAGGTTCTTTTTAAAACCTCTGTATTCAAGAACGTAGTTAGCTATAGAATTAAGCCATTCTGATTTGATTGTGTTACCTCTTCTTTCTTTTCCCTTGTATTTCCTCTCCTTTGATTGTTTTTCCTTTTTTGAATTCATAGCATTTCACCTTTAGCTTTCTTTTAGGGAAAACACCATTGTAGGCTATCGGCGTATCGGTAATAACTAAGCCCCTATGACATCTAAAGCTATGATTTTTGTGATAGAAACAATCTTTGCAGGTGTAATATTTGCCATAAAGTTTATATTTAATACCTCCCAACAATGTGCTTCCTGTATTTTTTCCTATTGGCTTCATATTTTTTAATCACCTTTCTGTCAACAACAAATTGCTCACAAGCTATAGGCATAACCTTAGTTCCGCCTGTTATTATTGCCACAACACTTGCACAAGTATTTATTCTTTTTTTACATGACCTACCATGACCCAAGAAATAAATACAATCCCAACAATAGAAATCAGCTTTTATCATTTTTTCTCCTTTTCTTTTCCATTACATATTGTTTACAAACACGAAGGAAACAAAAATCGCATAAGTCATCTTCTTCCATATCACCTCCGCACACTGGACAAACCCTTTTTTCTTCTTTGTCTTTGTCTGTAGCTGTGGTATTCACAAAACCTCCCATCATTTACGTTTTCAGGATTAACTTGAATTGCATCAATGGTACATAACCAACATTGATTAAATACACTCCAGATTT